TCATACCGGGAATAGACAAACAAAACACAACCAAGGGTGCAGAGAACCGTTGGATTGACAGCGACAACGTGCGTTTTAGATACGGCTTACCAGAAAAGGTTGGTGGTTGGGCATCACTTGTTAATGATAGTATTGTCGGTGTTGTTAGAAACCAACACTCGTTTGTAGATACAACCGGCAACAGATACATCGCACTTGGCACAGATAAATTTTTACTACTATACTTTGAAGGACAACTGTTTGACATATCACCGTTTGACACAAGTCTTAGACAAACAAGCTGCACACTCGCAACAACAAACACTTCAACCTCAGTTACAATTACCACGGGATCAAATCATAGTTTAGAGGTTGGTGATATAATTCTACTTGACTCAGTAACCTTGCCTAGTGGAACGGGGCTTAGTGCATCAAACTTTGAAGATGCAAAGTTTATGGTCAACACAGTACCTAGTCCTAAAACATTTACAATTACATCAAGCGCTGCTGCAAGTGCAAGTATATCAACTGGTGGATCAACAACATTAGAAGTGTACACAAAAGTTGGACCACAGAAACAAACATACGGATACGGTTGGGGTGTGGGCCCTTGGGGTGGTGATGTTGCTGGTGCTGTTACATCAACAATAAACGAGGGTGGCACGTTTAGTGACAGTGATACAACTTTAACACTTACAAGTGCAGCTGCATTTCCAAGTTCTGGTACGATACTTATTGGCACTGAGTTAATAACATACTCTGGTAAATCTAGTAACGACTTGACAGGGTTAACAAGGGGCACAAATGGCACGAGTGCTGCAGCACACTCTAATGGTGCTACAGTTACAGATGCTTCTGATTACAGTGGATGGGGTGTTGCCATACCAGCAAACCAAACAACACTAGAACCTGGCCTTTGGTCACTAACAAACTTTGGTGAGGTGTTGGTTGCAACGATTGCAAACGGTGAAACTTTTACATGGAATGCAGGGGCAACTAATCCTACAACTGTAAGGGCATCAAAAACCACAACTGATTTTGCAACGGGTAACAACCCAACTGCATCTAGATTATCTATAATCTCACCTACAACCAGACACTTAATACATCTAGGAACAGAAACAACCATAGGCACAGCAAGCACGCAAGACGACATGTTTATACGTTTCTCAGCATCAGAGGACATAAATACATATGTAGCAACTTCTACAAACACAGCGGGTACATTACGATTGCAAGATGGCACAAAGATAGTGGGAGCACTACAAAGAAAAGAAGACATACTAGTTTGGACAGACAACGCTTTGTATGCGATTAGACAGGTAGGTCAGCCGTTTGTATTTGGTGTAGAGCAAGTTGGTACAAACTGTGGTTTGATAGGTAAGAATGCAGCTGTTGTTGTAGACGGTGTTGCATATTGGATGACTGCAAAAGGGTTTTTGTATTATGATGGAACGGTTAAAACGTTACCTTGCGCTGTAGAAGATGAAGTGTTTGACAACTTTGACACTACAAAAGGACAACAAGTTACAGCGGGTCTTAACAGTTTGTTTACGGAAATAATATGGTGGTATCCTGCAAACTCTGATTTTAGTAATAAGGCTGTATCTTACAACTATGCAGAATCAGGAGAGGTACCTGGTGGTGTGTGGGCACTGTCAACAGAAGCAAGAACATCTTGGATGGATAGTAAGGTATATGAAAAACCATACGCAACTAAATTTGACACAACTGGCACAGGTAGTTTTCCGACAATACTTGGTGAAAGCGGTTTGGGACAAACCAAATATTTTCAACACGAAGTAGGCACAGACCAAACAAACGAAGACGGTAGTGTGACTACGATTACATCTAGTTTACAATCATATGACTTTGATTTACAGGGAGAAGAGGGCACAGCAAGTAAATTTGTTTCTGTCAGTAGATTCTTACCTGACTTCAAAACAATTGCAGGGAATGCAACTGTAACTCTAGCTGTAAAAGATTTTCCCTCGTCAACAGAATCTTCATCTACACACAGTCCTTTTACAGTAACATCAAGCACAACAAAAATAGACACAAGAGCACGCGGTAGATTTGTAAATGTAAAAATAGCAAACACATCTGCAAACGAGAGCTGGAGATATGGCACGTTGGCTCTTGATGTAAAACCAGACGGAGGCAGATAATGACAAAGTTGATAGTTGATATACCAGAACCAAAAGATAATTATGACACAAGCACGCAGAGACAGATAAACAGAAGTATTGCAACTTTAATACAACAGCTAAATACGACATACCAACAAAGTGTGAAAGATGATGCACAACAACAAACATGGTTTTTAGGATAGATGGCAAATAGATACAAAAACTCAAAGGTAGATTTAACCACAACAGACCTAACTTCACTATACACAGTGCCAGCAGAGACGGTATCTGTGGTCAAATCTTTTTTGGTGTCCAACGATGATGCTAGCAACGCATGTGAGATTACAGTGACTTTAGTCAATTCTAGTGGTACAATATTCAGCTTGTTTAAACAAAAAGACATAGCTGCTAAAACAACAACTGAGCTACTAACACAACCCTTGGTTTGTGACGAAAGCGAGGTTATAAAGGTGCAGGCAGAGAATGCTAACGACCTACATGTCGTTCTGTCGTATCTAGAAATAACAAGAGACTAGGAGGAAATATGGCATTTGAAGAACCAGGATCGGTAGCATGGCTATACGAGGGCGATAAGAAGATAGCTCAAATAAAGGTTGACACCACTGTGGTACTAAAAAACTTAAAAACAGGCAAAGAATATGGATCTGACGCTGAAGGAGATGCTGATGTTGATGACCCAAATACGGACACAAAACGAGAAGATATATCAAGAAGTGTGTATATAAAAGTGGCTAAAATGCCTGCTGTAGGGGCAGAATCATAGTTGCAATTTATGGCAAAAAACAGTAAATTCAATAAAAGCCATATCTCAAGCCTAGGCGACTTGCACCAACACAACACAGGAATATAAAGAATGCCAAAGTATTTAGATAATTTTAAGAGATTTGTATCATCAATTGGTGATTTAGGACGTTACGGAGATACATATATTGTGCACGCCTCTAAAGGCGAAACCGTTGTTCCAACGGAAGTTTTGGATGAAAACCCTGCATTAAGAAAACAACTATTTAATACTATGCGTGACATGGGTATTGAACCAGAAAGATATGTTGTTGGTAATGAATTAAATTCTATTAATCCAGTTACTGGACAAGCAGAGTTTTTTGGACACAAAAGGTTTTTACGAAAAGTCATACCTAGAGAAATAAGAGAGCCAATCAGCACTTTTACCGAAGGTGTTGAAAAGGCTGCTGATGAGTTGATAAACCCTCAAATTGATTTTCTTGACGAAGATATATTAGATCCTGCTGGTGAGTTTTTAGAAGAACAAATACTAGATCCAGCCGGTGAGTTTTTAGGCGAAGAAGTAGCACGACCAGTTAGAAAGTTTGCATCTAAGGCAACGCCTAATGAGTTACAGTTTTTAATGGGAAAGTTGGGCGGAATAGGCGGTGGTAAATTAGGCACTGCACTAGCGATAGCCGCCGGCATAACAAATCCATTACTATTAGCTGCAATTGCAGCGACTAGTGCTGCCGCGGGTGACGTGGCCGGTGATTATTTTACAACAGATGAAAACGAAGAGTTTGAAGTAGACAAAGTATCAGCTGCTTTTTCTGCGTTAACAGGTGGGTTAGCGGCAGCGGATGCTGCAACCCCTGAAGCTTTTCAAGAAATAGGCACCACAGGCGTTCGTGCTGGTGATGCTGCTGTATCAGCTGAACAAATGAGAGCGTTTGAAGATGCAGCTGCAGCTGGACAAGCTGCTCTCGATGCTGCTAACGCAGGTACAGCGACATTAACAACAGCTGAAGCTCTTCAGGCAAATGAAGCTATTAGAAATTTAGAATTGTTAAAAGAAGCGGGGTTTACAGCACAGACCGCTAGAGATTTAACATTTGCGGAAGGTATAGCGGGTGTTGGTCGAGATTTTGTAGCAGCGGCTCAACCTTATGTTGATCCTTTTCAAGGTGCAGATTTAAATCCGTTGAGTGCAGACTTTGGTAGTATTACAGGTCCAACGGGAACTGGCACATTGACAGATGTATTATCGTCAGGTGGTGGGCCTATGGAACTTTTGGGTGCAACAACAGCCGCTCTTGTGCCGGGCTCTGCAGAAGCCATAACTCAATATGGTGTAGATTATTACGAAGCAATGCAAGAAGGAGAAGATAAATACAGAGAGTATTTAAGACAAAGAGGTTTGAGAGCAGACCAAATAAGAGATCAATCTAGAAGATTAAGACGTCAATATTATAATCAATCTTTCCAAAACCGTGGTTATTCCAGTGAAGAGATAGCACTAATATTATTCAGAGAAGGGCTCATAGACAAGCTTGAAGATTATGATCCAAACGATTTACCACAAGATAGAGCGTTTGGTGAAAATGTTACAGACGATACATTATACGCAGCAAAAGGTGGTCGTGTTGGTTTTTCAATGGGATCAAAATTAGCCAAGATAGCAGGCGATCAATTACAAAACCCAGATGAGTTAAAACAAAACGACATGGACATTGCAAATTATGTTGAAGCACAAAGAGTAAGAGAAAACATGATAGACAAGATGAAAAGAGGTTTGGGTGCTATGGAAATGAACATGAAACTTAATGACCCTGGTTTATTTGGTAGAATACGAAATGTTCTAAACCCAATGGATGATGAGCTATTTTTCTACACACAAGAAGAAATGAGATTTCCTGATACAAAGAAAAGATATGAAAGCATGATTAGACAAATGGATGAAGACAGAGCCACAGCTGATTTTAAAATGAGAGACAAGATGGATCTTGTTGAGGATTACATGAACAGACTAGATGCGATGGGGACTACTGGTGGCATGAGCAGACAGAGGAATGCCATGGGCACAAGAACCACACCAGAGGGTGACCCTATATCTCCTGATATGCCAGATGGCATGCAAATGGATTTACGTGGTGGTGGATTTATACCTCTTGGCACAAAACCAAAAGCTGATGATGTGCCAGCAATGGTAGGAAAGAATGAGTTTGTATTGAATGATGAAGCAGTGTCCGGTATTGGTAAGATGCTAACAGGTAGGCCTGACCCAAGAGCCGGGGCTCGCGCATTGTATAAACTACAGAGTGAGATGGAAGCGATAGTATAATGACAAGAAAAAAGTTTCAAGACGGCACTGATTTTGAGACACTTGGATCATCTTTATTTGATCCAGACGCATTAGCGGGTGTAACAACTGATGTAACCAGATTTGCACCTTTTATTGAAGGGGCTGCTAGAGCATTTATTCCTGAGTTGGAAAAAGCAACATCTAAAGCACTTACAACGCAAGACCTTGCTGATTTATATCGTGGTGTAACACCTCAATCACAGTTTCAACAACAAGTTATACAGCAGCAACTTAAACAAGCAGGGCTTGGTCAAG